TCTTAATCTTTTTAAATAAATATTCTCAAAAAAATAAATACATCATATTTATATAAAGAAAACTAACAAATACTTTATTAAACTAAATAAAACTAAAATGGTTATGAAATACTCAATGTTACAAATCAAAAAAGAAACCCATGAACTTCTCAAAAATTATTGTGAAGAACACGGGTTCAAAATGGGAAGTTTAGTAGAAAACTTAATTAAGAAACACGTAGGTGTTGCTAAGCCTCAATCGAGTGTGTTGAAAGCTGACAAGGTTAGAAGTCAATCTTACTAAATCCATTTTCTTTTTTTATTTCAATTAATCCATCTACGATATCTCTCATTTGTTCTAAGTGAGAAATAACCCATATAAAATCAAATTGAGTTTTAAGATATTGCATCATCATAAATAAAGATGATAGGTTATCACTATCCAATGTACCAAACCCTTCATCAATTACTAAGAAGTTTGGACGAGGTAAATTACATACATTAATAAGTGCTACTCTAATAGCTAATCCACTTACAAATTTTTCCATACCACTACTCATCTCCAACGGCCACTCTTGGTCATCATAAACAATTTTGGCATTAATTGATTTTCCATCAACATCCATTACAACTCCAAAATCTACGACTTGTGAAAGTATATTATTTACTTCATTTTCAATTACAGGTAGAGCTTTTGAAATCAACTCATATGGGATACCATCTCTCTTAACTGCATCTAAATAATAGGTGTATAAGCGGTTCTTTTCTTCTAATTCCTTAACATCACTCATCTTACCTTTTATCCCCTCTATAAACGAAGATATGGAAGAAATAGAGCCATTCACACCTGCTATATCTTTGGTGATTTTTTTGATTTCTCCTTCAATCTCATTTTTAGTTCTTTGTAAGCCAACAATTATTGTATCTATTTGTGTGTTACGCTTAATAGTTTCTTCATTATCGTGATATTTTTGAATATTATCTTTTATCGATTGTAATTGATGTTCTAATAATTCCATCTTTGTATCAAACCCTAAAGATTCAGCTTCCGATTTTTCCTTAATAACAATTGCTTTCTGATATTTGGATTTTAAATCAGTTAGTGTTTCCCATTGTTCTTCTACATCTGCTATTTTACCAGCTTGGGCAACTAATGCACTATGTAAAATGTTTAGAGTTTCTAATTGATTACCTTGCTCATCAACCTTCTTTTGTGTTTCAATTGCATCCTTAACGAATACATTATTCATACAAAAATTACAATTAGGGTCATATTCATGCTCCTCTAAATGTGAAAGTTTCTCTTTATTATGCTCAATACCTTTTTCTAATAATTCTATTTGATGCAATGTATCGTTTATTTGGTCTTTTAATAAATCCCATTCACGTTTAGCTTCTTCAATTGGCAATCCATTGATTGTTTTATTATCTTCGATAGATTGAGAAAGTTCTGCTATTAAATTAACGTATTCTTCTATCTTAATTACTTTTAATTTCTTTTCTGCAAGAATATGTAAAATATCTCTACCCAATTCACCTTCACTCTTTGTTAGGGATTCTAAATTTAGGTTACCATCAATTGGAGTTAACTCTCTACTCAACCCAACAATCCTATCTGCTAAATCAGTCGAATCGGTGTTCAATCTACCTAATTCTTTTTCTAAATTCTTTAATTTAACTTTTTCATCTTTTAACTCATTTGCGTTATCAGCTAATTCGGTTGTGAAATCAGTTTTCTTAAAGTTCTTAATTAGGACAGATACTTCTTTAATATCTTCAGTAGCTGTTTCATATAATTTATCGAATACATTTAATCCCATAAATTGTGCTAATAAATCCTTTCTTTCTGATTGAGATTTATCAATGAATAGTGCGTTATTACCTTGTAAAGATAATGCAGTTAATACGAAATCTTCATATGTACCAACATATTGTTCAATAATAGTATTCGTATCCCTTCTCTCCGTTCCATTTAAAGAAGTCCTATCATCACCATCTTGTCTCCAAAATTGTACATCAACTTTAACATTTTTACCTTTGTTAATTGTCTTTGCAGTTCTTTCAATATGATAATCCAACCCATCGATTTGAAAGTGTAAGTGACAAACAAAATCTGATTTACGATTGTTTAGAATATTTTGAGCTTTATAAGCTCTACTACTCTTATCATATAAACAAAATGATATTGCATCAAATAGAGATGATTTGCCTGTTGCATTTGGTGCAAATAAACCCATTAATCCACCTAACTTTGTGAAATCAATTTTGTTATTCTCTCCATAACTAAACATATTTGAAAACTCAAAACGAATCGGTTTCCATTGAATATTTCTTTGTACATCTTCATTTACAATTCTACTATTTATATCTCTATTAATTCCTTCTAATTTTTCAATATCTTCTTTAGCTACAAACGGCATCATTCTTTCAATATACTCATTTATAAGTGAGTTTTGATAATTGATATCAGAAATATCTTCGAAGTCTAATTTGTTTAATCTATTACCTGTCTTTGATTTAGAAAGAGAATCAGTTCTGATAACTGTGAAATCCTCAACACCATATCTCATCTTAATTTCAGCCATTACTCTTTTAGTATCAGCAGAATCAGTATTAGATAAACGAACTCTTAAACGGGGCTTGTTTGGCATATCCGATACGATAGGAACTTTACCATTATCAATATCCATAGTATAATACCCATAATCGTTATGAATATCAACTGCTTCGTAACTCATTGTATCCAAATCCCAAACAAGGAATCCATGTTTATCCAATGTTTCACCGAAGTTTTGTTGAACCAATGAACCCGCGTAAACAATCTTACACCCTTTAGGAGAAACCATCTCTTGTCTTTTATGAATATCACCTAATAAGGCTAAATCATATCCATCAAACATATCCGGTGTAAAATGACGACAAGATACTACATATCCAATATCCGTTTGAGAATTATCAACTGGTCCGTGAAATAAAGCAATCTTTTTGTTGCCAGATAAAGTTTCTGCTTTAGGCCAATTATCTTTGTTATCAAAAATACTGAATACTGCAAAATCAACTCCACCTATTCCATAAACTTGTGTATCTCTTAGGTATACAAAGTTTGGTAGATTTAACGCCTCTACAATTGGAGTAAGAACATCCAATCTATCCGAATTGTTCATATTACAATCGTGATTACCTGTGATAAGGATTGTTTCACATAATTTAGAACATTCCGTAAATAACCAACTTATCTCTCTAACTAATTCAGGAGATAATTCTAATTTAGCATGGGCGATATCACCTGCTAAATAAATAATTGAATCTTCCGTACCTCTTTTACGAATCTCCTCAAACATTTTTTCAAAAACTTGTCTATACTCATTATGTCTTTTTACATTACGAATATGTACGTCTGCAATGTGGTAAATCTTTTTTAAACTCATAAACTGTTAATCTTATTTAATAATAACTCATCCGATGAAAACTCTTTTGTTTTCTTTAATTCTTCGTAAAACTTATCATATCCTATTTCAGCTGCATCTTTATCTTTTAGATACATCATTTTAACATTGATACCTTGTTTACGAAAATATTCTGCTGCTTTAAGTGATTCGTTAATTGCATCATTATCTAAAGAAATAATAATATCACTAACTCCACTCATAAAGATTTTTTCTACTAATAATTTTGATGGAAACTTACCCAATAATGGGATTGCGTTTCTTTTGATTGTAATTGCATCAAATACACCCTCACATAATATAATTGGTTCATTCCAATTAACTTGTGATTCCAAACATATTACATTTTTACTGATTGGTGGGTTTTTGTATTTCATTTTTTCTTCTGGGTAGTATGAACGAGAAACAAAATAGTTTAATTGCCCATCACAATTATATGATGGAACTATCACCCTTCTACTATATAGCCCATCCTTACAATAACCTATGTTATACTTAATAATTTCCTTTTGAGTAATTCCTCTCTCATTTAAGTAATGAATAGCATGCTTATACTCCGGATTAAACCCCTTTGGCTCCTCATTTAAGGAGATAAACTCTTTAGGTAACTGAATGTATACCTTTGTTCCTTCATCCTCATTTTGGGGGTTATAATTACTATCTCCATAGATTTCTCTAATGATTGATATTGTCTTTCTATCAACATCTAATCTCTTTAATAGAGAGGTCAATTTCTTACCACCACTATTACAAGTCCAACAATGCCATTTTTGGGTTTCCGTATTAACTTGAAGCTTTTGTTTGTGGTGATTACAAAATGGACAGTAAAATGCTAATTCGTTACCCCTTAAATTGGAATAACTACCCAACGCATTAGAAAGCGTAGATACTACTATATTTTTGTCAGTACTTTTCAACACAATCCAAAGATACGACAAATATTTTAGATTTCCAAATATTTTAGAACCAATCTTCCGGTATTACCTTGTCAGAATACTTATATCCGTTCTTTTCGCACCAATCTGCGTATGTAGTTTTGGAGTTTTTTGTGATTTTGTTCTTAGAATTGGAAAAAACAAACCTAATATCAAGTGTAGGGTTTTGTGCTTTAACTAACAAGTGTTTTTTTCTATCAGCTGCTACAAACCTACCCTTAGTCTCTACTCTAATACCATTGGGTAATTTGAAGTCAGGACTATATGTATGATTTGATGCAGGAATTATGTATGGAACTTTTTCAGTTTCATATTCTACTTTAATTCCTTTAGATTCTATTTGTTGAGATATGGTTTCTTCTAAACCAGACTTAAATCCATATTTTTTAGCAACCCATGTTGGATTGCTCTTTTTTGTAACTTTTTTAGCCATTAAATTGTTTTATTTTTTCTTAAAAGTATCGGAATACTTTTTTTCGTTTACATCACCACCTCTACCTGCTTTGAACTTTGTAGCAGTTAATATTTGTTCATCCGCTTTTTTCAAATCATTCGTAGTATATGGAGTCTTTGCGTTTACACTTGCTTCAAATCCAATTTTATCAACACCTAATGCCGATTGTTGAGCTTTGTAAATTTCTTCTATTGTTGCCATTGTTAATTGTTTTTGTTTATAAATATAAGATTATATATTAAAAAAGATAAAATTTAGGTCTAATAAAATGACATGTAAATGGAAAATGTGGATTTGGATATAATTTTAGATTTTCAAAAGTCGTTGCCAACCAAAAATGACTATGTAATATTTTATTTATATTTGTAGTATCTGGTATTATGTTTATCCACTTAGACATTATATCCATACTACCTGCAAACATTATATCATTTGAGGTAATTTTATATAAATCCAATTCAAAATATTCAGATATTGGTTTAGTATTATCTGGGTTAGTTAGTATCATATTTATAGGGTCTCCAAATAAATCGTTTGGATGTTCATTTATCCAATCATCTATATTAACTTCTTCATTTAATGATAATACGCCATCAGTTCTTATTAATATAACTATATCATAATGATTTCCACTATCTATCATTAGTTTATATAAATTTTTCCAATGAAACATTAACATATTAGAATTTGGATACGGAGGTTTAATTGGAAATATATAATCATTATCTATTATATTATATACACAATTTGGTAGATAATCAGTAATCATATTTGGAGTAACATCGAATTTTTTAAATAAATCTATATCTGAATATTTTTGTTCAGATTTAGTCCAAGTAGAAAAATAATAATCACAATCTAAATATTTTTCAATATCAACCCATCTTTTTATACAATAATCAAATTCTCTATACATTCCATATACTAAAATAGCCGCTTTCATAACCTATATTGGTTTTTAAGTATCAAAACGAACAATAAAGTTTACGGGAATATCTGGTTCTGATTTTATTGGTTGTGGTAACTTAGCAACTGCTACTAAATCACAATTATCATCATATAATCCAATGGTTGTTATAAATGGTGCTAAGAATGAGCCGGTTGTATCTATTGAACCACTTAAATCCCAATGTTCAAATCCTGCTTTTTTATTTCCAACCGAACCTGTATATGTATATGTATAATCTAAAGAGCCTGTTCCATTTTCCAATGTAAATGCTTTACGAATATATTTTACACCTGTATTTGTGGTTACTTTTTGTATTTTACCATCAGTATTAGTTACATATGCAGTTTCTCTTCCACTTTCAATTACTGCAGATGGATTTTGTGAAACATTGAATTCATCTTCGTTTACAATTAAAAGGTATTCATTTTCATAAATTGTTTGAGTTGATTTATATGCTAAATCCCAATTTGATAATAATCTTGTATTTGAATCTCTGGTCAATGTAACTAATCCTTGATTATAAAAAATATTACCAATTTTAATACCACTAGCTTCTTCAGGTAAAAATGTAAAATTATCTGCAATCATTAAACCAGTTTCTACATCAAATGTTGCAACCAATGCAGTATATTGATTACTACCTATATTGAATTCTATTTCTTTTGTTTCAATATCAAAGAAAAAACTATCTATTACAGCTGAATATGTATTTCCAACTATATCATTAAAAATTAAACTACCAGCTGATGCTCCTTCTCCATTATTTATTAGTGATATTATAATTTCATCCCTAGCATCAAATAAATTACCATTACCATCATCACTAAATAATGTATTATTTTCAAATAAAGTTAGTGATTTTTTCTTAATACCCTCACCTATGTATATGTTGGGAATTGATATAACTTTAGCAGTACCACTTAAATACCTTTCCTTAGCTATATCTATTATTGTATATACATTACTTTTATGGCCAGTTCTAATAAATGGATTATCTTCATTACCATTATAAAATTGAGCTCTTAATTGACCATATACTGCATTCTTAGGAAATCCATTAGTTGTTAAATCGGATGATGCGTTATTTGCTTCTAAAATAGAAACTTCGGTAGAAGATTGGTCAAAACTCCATTCTTTATAGGCCTTAAAAGGTCTTATACTAATATCTGATTTTGGTATTCTTTTTAACATATCGTATATAAATATCTTTGAAACTAAAAACCCACCAAAAGGTGGGTCAGTAGTTTATACGTTATTCTCTATTAAAAATCTAACTTTACTTTTATTGCTATTTCTTTATCAAATGATTTCTCAACTGGTTTAGAAGTTTTTGCTACTGCTAATAATTCATTTGAATCATCATATAATCCTACCGTTGTAATGTATACGTGTGGGTCTTTTTCAAATAATGATTGAACAAATTGGCCAGTTGAACCCGTTACAAATGTTGGATTGTTTGAAAAGTTGAATTCTCTATTGTTTGCTCTTACAAAATAATGAGAAGTTGAAACATTTTCAGTTCTTCTTACTTGGAAATCCATACCACCACTAATTGCCATCAATAACGCTATTGAACCTGATTTATTACCATTGTTTTGATGATATACATTTGTTATTGAAGAACTAGCAGGTGCTAATTTAGCATCTACTCCAGCGGATAATGCTACCGGATTCAATAAGATAATACCCATATCAGGATAGAATAATCCCCAACCTTGTCCGTTTGATGCAGTTGGGCTATTTACTGATGCAGATAATGCTGAACCAATATTTAATGAACCACTTACTAAGTTATAAACTCTACCTGCAGTTGTTACATTTTCATCCGTTCCACCACTATCATCTATTAAAGTAATACTTCTAATTGAACCCGATAAATCAATTGAGATATTACCTGGGTCTAATCTTTCTTTGTATCTAGCTCTATTGATATTGATTGCGTAAAATGATGTCATATCATGTGCTCCAGCGGTTGAACCACTATATACACTAAAATAAGGGTCAGCTGAATCTAACAATACATTTTTGAATTGATTATAAGTAGCTTTTGTTGGCATTGTTGAATCATCATTTTGAGTCAACGTTGGTGCGCCATATCCTCTACTATCACCATATGCGATTGAAAACTGAACTTCTCCTGAACCTGTATCAGTTGTATTATATACATCTAAATAGTATTTACCACTAGTCGATGCTACTTGTAAAGAAGATGTGAAATTTGCTTTCACATCCAATGAACCAGTATCACCACTCCAAATACCTGAAGTTACAATTTCCGTTCTGTTAGTTACTTTATCAATTGAACCAAATTTTTTGTAAATACCATTTGAAATAGTATTTGAATCGGAATTGATTTGTTCACCTTGTCCTAAAAATTGGTTTACGATTCTAACTAATTCGTTAGTATCTACGGGAGTACCAGCCGTATTGGCTGCACCTGCAAGATATTGTGAAATATTACTTGCTAATAGGGCTCCTCTATTATCTCTTATTAATGCCATAGTTTATATTATTGAACGTATGTTACGGTAATTGGAATAGTTTGTGAACCACCAGTTTCGTTACCATAAACAGTTATTGTTGTTTTGATAGTCGAAGTTAATGATGGGTTTGGAATAAATTTAAATGTTAATCCTTTTGCAATAGCTGCAGTTGCAGATACATCATCTCCTATGAAGATAGGTACTGAACCTATATCGGATGTTACACCTTCGCCTACAATATCACCTGCATTTTTATTAGATAGTACAATTGTATATCCCATACTTCTATTTCCTGCTGGAGATGTAGTTGGTGATAAAGCAACTTCACCACTTTTTTGATTAACTGCAATATTAGGAACTCCAAATTCAACAACTGGTATTCTAGTTGTATTTTTTGGAAGTGTTACTAACTTGTATTTCATTACTTGTGTTTCATCTGGGTTAGCTTCTAATACAGGCATATTTTTAATTGCCGTATCATAGTAAGCAGAACCTAATGGATGTGCCGGCTCATAAAGAGTGTAATCAATCTCATCATCTGCTAATGCAAATTGAGTAATGTTTAATCCCTGCCCAGCTGCTAATTTTTCTCTA